GTTGGGTGGGTACCTCATCCTGACATGCTAGTCGTAGATTGCGACAACGAGTTCTCTGTTACGATCGCCGAGACCCATGCGCCTAGCAACACCCCGCGCATGATTCGACGCGAAGACAAGCAGCATTTCTATTTCCGCAACGACTACAGCAAGCTCCGTGCTTATAAAAAGCCGGTCCAGGTTACGATGGACCGAGGCAGCGTTGCCAAGTTTGACATCATCACTCCGGGCGATGCAGACCCCGCGCAACCTGCGGGCGGACAATGCGTCATGCCGCCTAGCATCCATCCCGATGATCCCGACAACCCTTATACGTGGGCGAAGGCGCTACCAAAGAAGCTCGAATCGGTGCCGACGCTGCCGGACGAGCTTGCGGACATCTTCCGCCCCCACTTCCAAGGCAAGAAATCGAAGGCACGAACCGGGGACAGTAGACACCTACGATCCCTGAAGTATCAACGACGCCTAGCAATCGAAGCGGACATGGACACGCCCGAGGTTCGGGACGCAATCCGTGAGGCATCGGCCGAGTTCCTGGCGGATTTGTACGAAGGGGATGCTGTTAGGCTGAAAGCCGAGGTCGAAGACTTGGATCGACAATTGGATGGGGCCTATGGGTTAGAGGGTGCCTTCCAAGGCTTCGTGCGTGACGGAACTGCGGAGTCCGTTGCGCAGGAGATCAAGTCATCGGTAGAGGGTGGCATAGCATTTGTAACCGAAGAGAAAGAATGGCGCGAGTTCGATAACGTCGTGTGGGGCGCGTCGTCGGAGTGGCGGGTCAAACAAATCATTGGCGACTACTATAAGGAGTACCTAGCCGATGCTGCGATTGAGGAAGACGATGACCACTATAAGCTGTTAATCAAAATCGCTCTTGCATTGAAAGGTGTTAAGTTCGTTGAAGACGTATACAGGAGAATGAAAGCCAACCTCCATTGCTCGCTAGCCGAGTTCGATACATCGTTGGAATTGGTGACGTTCCCCGATAGCGAAGAGTTGAATGTAGGCGCAGTAACCTACAACGTGCGAACGGGCGAGACGATGGATCCCGAGGCAAGCCATCGCATAACACACACGGCAGGCGTACCCTACGTCCCCGGCGCGACCCATCCCACGGTTGACGCCTATTGGGAATCATCCTTCCCGGTCATTGAGACTCGCGATTGCACGCAGATGCACCTTGGTATGAGCTTGCTAGGTTGGATCCCAGAGGAGCGGATCTACTTCATGCATGGCAGCGCAGCGAGCGGGAAGGGCACACTAGCTAACGCGACCAAGATTTGTTTTGGGGGTTATGGCATCGAATGCGATCCTTCAACGTGGTCGGGTCACGGTGGAATAGACGGTTCGCGCAACGCCCCTGACCTAGCAGCCTTGCGAGGTAAACGGTTCTGCTTCGTCGATGAAATATCCCCAACTAGAGTATTAGGCGCACGGGCCAAGGCTTTGAGTCAGGATGGGTTCATCACTGCGGCAGCAAAGTACAAGAGTCAATCAGAGTTCCCGATTACGTGGACGCCCTGGATCGCAGGCAACGCGCGGCCGAAGATAGACTCCACCGATAAAGGGCTCCTTAGGCGTATCGTAGAAATCCCGATGAACGCGGGATCTCCGACGCCTAATAATCCTGACTGGCACATCAAGGACACACTCAAGCGGGACCTCCGAGCGCAGGTAGCTTGGATGTGGAAGCTAGTCGAAGGGCTCAACGAAGCCCGCAAGCATGACTTCCGACCCCCTATTAGTCAGGAGATGAAAGAGGCTACACAAGATTGGATCGAGTCCGCAGACCTAATAGGAGATTGGTGGGTTGAGCGGATCGAGGTGACGGGTAAGCACACTGATTTTGAGTCGGCCAGTGAGCTACTAGCAGCCTACGAGGCATGGATGGACGACCTCTACGGGTTCCGTTCAAGGCAGGACGTACCTCGGGCAAATAAGATGCAATTCGCCTCAGCGCTCAAGGCGCGGGGGATACAGAAGCACAAATCACACGGCAAGATGGTCTATCGGGGGCTCCGTTTGAAACGGGATGAAGACATCTTGCAAGAGGGTCTCCCCGTACATGACAAATTGCCTAAGCTCCCGAACTGACTGAGGAAGCTAGCCTTATTAGGCGTTCAGAAACCTCCTAAAAGTGGGGGGAGGGGGAGACCACCCCCTAACTTTCCCCATACACCCCTCGCGTAAGAAAAGTTTGCAAGTGGTCTCCCCGTCTCCCCCGACGCCTACCGCGATCCCGCAAGGCGCGATAGATTCTGCCGCGATCGTGCTTGGGCGACCCGCCCCTAGGCTGTGTGGCGCTACCTGGGGGCGGGTCAATTGGGGGGTGGGGTCGGTGGCTGCTAGGCGGAAAAGCACAGCGAAGAAGGGCAAGGCTGATAAGCCGAAGAAGCCCTTAGGCCGCCCCACTCGGTACTCTGAGGGGATTGCAGCCGAGTATCTTAGGCGTCTGGCACTAGGCGAGACAGGGACCAAGATATGCAAAGATCCTAATATGCCGAGCAGGACTACCATCTGGAATTGGGGGGACCAAGACCCCCTCTTTCTTGAACGCCTACGCGCAGCGCGCGTACAACAGGCAGAGTCCGGCTTCGAAGAGATCCAAGACATAGCAGACGACTTATCGACTAGCGGGCTATCGAATGAGCAGATTAACAGGGCTCGCGTTCGCATTGATGCTAGGAAGTTCCGCGTTGCTAGGCTGAACCGTGAGCTATACGGAGACACTAAGACGCATAAGGTTCAGGGGGGCGAGGCGCACGCACCCCCCGTCAAGCTCCGGGTTGCGGCTTCGGTGAGTGACTTGAAGGAGACCGTTGACATCTTGCAGTCAGTGTTAGTTAACGGTGAAGAAGGCGACGGGGGTGAGCAGTGTTAGCGGGTGAGAGACTAGTAGAAGCTTTGCGCTACCCCGATGCGGGCTACGGTATCCACACACCCACCCCTAGACAGCACGCTGGTCTCTTGCTACCACACAAAGAAGTGTTGTATGGGGGTGCTGCTGGAGGTGGCAAGTCTGATTGGCTGCTCATGGCAGCACTGCAATACGTCAACGTCCCGGGTTATGCGGCGTTACTCCTGCGCCGAACCTTCCCTCAGCTTACCAAAGCAGATAGCCTAATACCCCGTGCGGCAGAGTGGTTGATGGGGAGCGATGCGGACTGGAGCGACAAGTTCAGTCGTTGGACGTTCCCGAGTGGCGCTACCCTAGAGTTCGGCCATCTGCAATATGAGAAAGATAAGTACAACTACCAAGGTGCAGCCTATCAGTACGTGGGTTGGGATGAGCTAACGCAGTTTACCAAGTCTCAATACACCTACCTCCATTCCCGTACCCGTCGCCCAAAGGACGCTAACGCATTACTATCGAGGGTTCCGATACGTGTTAGGGCAGGGAGCAACCCTGGCGGCATGGGGCATGATTGGGTGAAGGCCCGCTTCCTGACTAGCACCAAGACGGAACGTGCGTTCCTGCCCGCGAAGCTTGCGGATAATCCGTACCTAGACCAAACCGAGTACATCGAGAGCTTGAACGAACTTGACCCCGTAACCCGCGCTCAACTATTGGAGGGGAATTGGAAGGTTAGGCCGAGTGGTGGGTTGTTTAAGCGCGAGTGGTGCGATGTCGTCAACGAAGCGCCCACGGATCTTCAGAGTGTTAGGGCGTACGACTTTGCTGCTACCGAGGAGAAGCCTGGGGCCGATCCCGATTGGTCCGTTGGAGCGCGCATAGGCCGGGACTTCAACAAGCACTACTTCGTGGGTCCGCTATGGCGTAAGCGGCTGTCACCTAACAAGCTCGATAAGCTAGTGATGAGTACCGCCCAGATGGACGGGCGGTCGGTTGCGGTTCGGATAGAGCAGGAGCCCGGGGCCTCGGGCAAGATCGCTATAGCCCACTTTCAGAAGTTGTTAAGTGCTTTCGATGCGCGGGGGCGTCCTGCTACCGGATCCAAGCTTGTTAGGTTTGGCCCCTTCTCTTCTGCATGTGAAGCGGGCAACGTCACGTTCATCAATGGCCCATGGTTGGAAGATTGCATAGACGAGCTTGAATCCTTGCAGCACGACGGGCAGCATGCCCACGACGACCAAGCCGACGCCATAGCGTTAGGCTATAACGAACTACACAAGGGTCGAGCTACTTGGGCGGACGCTACCCGCCTAATGGGGGGAGAAGCGGCATGAGCAGCGGGCTTTGGCTACCGAGTAAGCTAGTTGAAGAACTAGCAGAAGAGAAGATGCGCGAGCGCTTGCGACTCCAGCAGAGCGGCAACCCCGTCACGTTTCACGACACGACGCTGCGTATAGGGAACCTACCTGGATCCACGGGTAACGCTTTCCAGAATGAGGATCTCTTAAAGGAGATCAAGGGTTGGATTGCTATTGGCATTAGGTCAATCAGTGATAGGATCTCTGGCTTAACGCTTGCTGCTCATGTCCGTACCGAGGATGATGACGATGATCCGGTGTTGCCTAGGGCGCATCCGGCCAACCAAATCCTTGTTATGCCTAATCCCGTGTTCTCGTTTCCTGCTATGATGGGACTGACTGCGGCATGGCTCAAGACTACAGGGGAAGCCTACTTTCAGGTTCTACATGATTCGTTAGGCATACCTCGGGAGCTATGGCCGATGCCGCCCGATCGCGTTTTTCCAGTGCCTTCTACTACTGACGTGATAGGCGGCTATGTAGCTATTGGGCCTAACGGGGTGGAGATCCCGCTTGAGGCCCGAGAAGTCATACGGATATGGCGACCCGATCCTGCGCAGATGTATCAGGCAGCGGGCGAACTAGCAACGGTGGCAGAAGAACATAACATGGAGCGCTTCCGTGTTGGGCACGTTAAGAGTACGTTCGAGCATGACGCTACGCCGCGTGCTGTACTGGAGATGGATCCCGAAGGCGTACCCCCGGAGCCTGACGAAGCCGACGCATGGCGCGAACAATGGCGTGAGCTTAATCATCGGCGTAGCGGTAGGGGTCAAGGCGTACCCTCGATCTTACCGCCCGGATTCAAGCTACATGAAATGGGCGTCAATGCGGACGGCACTTCTACTGCGGTGCTAGGCGATAAGGCGAGAGATCAACTCTTGGCT